CAACCAACTAATAGAAATAAATTAACAACCAATAGATTTCTATTTAATATGACAAGAACACCATATTTGGCGTATTTTTGTCAGAGAGTAAATATTCCATCATTAGGGTTTGGAACTTCTATTCAGAGTAATCCAACTGCCATAGAAATAAAAAGACCAGGCACTAGACTAATATATGAAGATTTGCAGATTGGATTTATTGTCGATGAAGAAATGAAAAATTGGCTAGAAATTCACAACTGGTTAAAGAAAATATCAACTTATGACACTGTTTATGATTATTTAAAAGAAGAACAGAAAACAGCGAGTGCGTTATTATATGTAATGTCTGCTGCATATAAGCCATTGCTTAGTATATATTTTCACGACATATATCCAACATTTCTGTCAAGTATTGATTTTGATTCCACATCGCCAGATTCGGAAAACATAATATCAACCGTTACTTTTTCATATACTTACTATGAAATAAAACAAGGTGAAGCTTGAAAATTTAATATTTTTTGGTATATTTAACTCATGAATATTGATGAAATCAAAAAATTAGTAGAAAAAGATATGGTTATTAATCCAACAGACTTAGATAAAGAAAGTCTGAATATACCAATTACACATAATAAATATTTGGTTATTCTTATGGATGAAAAACTTAAACTTAAAAAGTTTGAATCTAATTTGAAATCTTTGACTAAGAATAAATGGTTATATTATTCTGGAAAAATGTCAGAAGAACAATTAATCGAGTTAAAATGGGAACCATTTGAATTGGCTCTTCTTCGTCAAGATCTTGATAGATTCATCGAGAGCGATGATGATGTAATTGAATCAACAAATAAAGTAGAACTTCAAAAAGAAAAAGTAAATTATATTGAAAACATAATCAAAATAGTTTCAAATAAAGCATGGAATATTAGAGCTGCAATTGATTGGATCAAATTTACTCAGGGTCAATGATATCAATTAAACAATTAGATTCTGTAAATATTAAAATAGACTGCGATAGAGGCATTGCCAAAGAATTCAGTTCATTTTTTACATTTACAGTACCTAATTATAAATTTACACCAGCATATAAAAATAAAATCTGGGATGGTAAAATACGATTATTTAATACATTGACTCACACTTTATATGCTGGTCTTTTAGACTATGTTTTTAAATTTTGCGAAGAAAGAGGGTATAAATTAGAATATACGCCTCTTTCTTCTATTTTAGATCCCACAGATGAAAGCATTACGGATTTTATTGATAAATGTAAAATATACAGTAATGGAAAAGAAATAAAACCACATGATCATCAAATAGATGCAATCAAATATGCATTAAAAAATAAAAGATCATTATTGATATCTCCTACAGGTAGTGGTAAATCTTTAATAATCTACATGATGGTACGATATTTGTTAGATAATATACCAGAAGATAAAAGAATATTAATCGTAGTACCAACCACAGGTTTGGTGACTCAAATGTACAATGATTTTAAAGACTATTCTAACAAAGATGGTTTTGTCAAAAACCACTGTCATCAACTGTATTCTGGTGAGGATAAAGTCACCAAGAAGAGAATAGTCATAACAACCTGGCAGAGTGTCTATAAACTCAAGGAGGACTACTACAAGGACTTCTATTGCGTCTTTGGGGACGAATGTCACTTGTTTAAAGCCAAGTCTCTTTCGACACTCATGGGTAAAATGAAAGATTGTCCATTTCGTACAGGTACAACTGGTACACTAGACGGCACTCATGTACATAAACTAGTAATAGAAGGTCTATTTGGTAAAGTTTTCAATGTAACGACTACAAAAAATTTAATGGATAAGAATCTTCTTTCTAATCTTAAAATAAAATGCCTATTGTTACAATATTCAGATACTGAAATAAATTCAATAAAACGAGCAGAATATAATGAAGAGATAGAATGGCTTATTCTACATAAAAATAGAAATGAATTTATTTCTAATCTTGCGAGCAGTCTTCATGGTAATATTCTTGTGCTTTTCAATTTTGTTGATAAGCACGGAATACCTCTCTATAACCAAATCAAACAAAAAAACAAAAAAGAAACATATTTCATCTCTGGTAAAACCGATGTGGTCGAAAGAGAAGAAATCAGAAAAATTGTAGATACACATACGAATAGTGTACTTGTAGCCTCATATGGCACATGCTCTACGGGTATAAATATTAAAAATATAAATTCAATAATATTTGCTTCATCTTCAAAATCTTTAGTAAGAGTTCTTCAATCTATTGGTAGAGGCCTGAGAAAGAGTGATGATAAAGACAAAGTTACGGTATATGATATTGCCGATGATCTGAAATACAAGAAGCACAGAAATCATACTCTCCGTCACATGGATGAACGAATAAGCATATATACTAATGAGAAGTTCAGTTTCGATGTAACTAGCATCCGCTTATAAAAGGAGTTGCAATGGAATACAAGATTTTTAAGCTAAAAAGCGGCGAAGAAATTATTTCAGAGGTCAAAGAACTTTCCAAAGGAAAGTATATTATCGAAAGACCTATGATATTTAAGACAACAACCATGTTTGATAAGTTAGGTCGTCCATATGATCTAATGATGTTGAAAGATTGGCTTGTTCATAGTGATACTAAAATTATAGAATTGCCTAAAAGTCATGTGGCAACTAGTTTCTATCCAACTAGTGATACACAAAAGATGTACGATCTAGAGAAAAATAGAATGGATAAAAGTAAAAAACAAGTACCTCAATCTAAATCTAAAGCAACAGAAAATATTCTAGAACAGTTGTTTGGAGATATCTTCAAGGATATTCAAAATGAAGTAGATACTCAAACAAACGAAGAGATGAAAAAAATAAATGATGATTCTGTATTACCATTTACTACAGAAGACTATCCATTCGATCATCCTATAGTCGATAAAACACCAAAGGGAGATATGATTCCAATGGTTTCTATTAATATGCTATTTCCACCAGAAGTTATTCTTGATTTATTAGATTCTGGTCTACTAGATCCAAAAGAATTACTTCGTCTGGTTCGTAAAATAGAAAGAATGACTGGTAGAAGAAAAGCAAAAAAGAAGCCACTCTTTCCTAAGATGGAACGATTATCTGAATCTGAAAAGAAATCAGATGAAGAACCTGTTGGATGCAATTGGAAAGATTGGCCTGAGAATGTCTGGGATTTGCTTGACAATGAAGGTATAACTGGGGCTTAAAGCTTTAATAAAGTATATTTACTATTCTTCTTCATACCAGCTACACAGCAAATTATACAAACCTTGTCAAGTGTTGTCAATAAAGAATATAGAAGAAACTTGATTTTTCTATATATTGTGGTATGATTCTAATCAAAGAGGTACAATGAATCAAGATAATGAAGAACAGTTAAAGAAAGAAATTAAGAATCTAAAGCATTACATAGATAACACTAAATTCTGTGATGCAATGAATGCTTGGAAAAAACAAATAGATGATGCGGAGAACATTGGTGATAAAAAACCACCAGTTACAGATTATATTGCTGAATGTTTTCTAAAGATTGCAGAACATCTGTCTCATCGTCCAAATTTCATCAATTACCCATATAGGGATGATATGATTGGAGATGGCATTGAAAATTGCTTACTATATGCTCATAATTTCGATTCAACGAAATCTAGCAATCCTTTTTCTTATTTTACACAAATAATTTATTATGCGTTTTTGCGTAGAATAGAAAAAGAGAAAAAACAATCATATGTTAAATATAAAGCCTTGCAAATGAACGATATTGATGGTAAATTTACTAAATGGCTTCAGTATCAGCAAGGTTGCTATACTTATAGTGAATTTTTACAACAAAATTTCTTTTTATCAGAATTGGATATAGAAAATATAGAACCAAAAGAAAAAGATAAAAAAGGAAGAAAGAAGAAGACAAACGAATTCTTTGAATAATTATGAAACTGGCTATTATTAATGATACACATTTTGGAATACGAAATGATTCTCCATATTTTCTTGAACATTCGTTGGAATATTTTGAAAAACAGTTTTTTCCCTATCTGGTAGAAAATAATATTAAAACTGTGATTCATTTAGGCGATCTATTTGATAGGCGCAAGTATATAAATTTTAATACACTTTCTCAAGTCAGGACTCGTTTTTTTAATTATTTAAAAAATAATAATATAAAACTGTATATTACAATTGGTAATCATGATACTTATTTCAAAAATACAAATGAGCTAAATTCAATTTCTGAATTATTCAGAGATGATGATAATATTAGTATTGTTGAAAACCCACAAATATTAAACTTTGATGGATTATGTATTGGAATGATTCCTTGGATATCAAAAGAAAATGAAATAGACTGTTTTGATTTTATTCAAAAATGTTCTTGTCCTATTATTGCTGGTCATTTTGAAATTGCAGGTTTTCAAGTGATGAATGGAGTTGTTCATCCAACTGGCATAACAGAAAAAATATTCAATAGATTTGAAATGGTTCTTTCGGGTCATTTTCACTTAAAACAAACTACTAATAATATTCATTATCTTGGAACACAATACCAATTAAATTTCGGTGATGCAAATTCCAAAAAAGGATTTCATATTCTAGATACAGAGACAAGGCTTTTAGACTTTATTCATAATGTACATGATATATTTCATATTATAAAGTATAAAGATGATACTGATGAATTAGTTGATATACTAGATACATTTCCATCCATAATGAAAAATTGCTATGTGAAGGTTATTGTTACTAAAAAAGAAAAACCATTTACATTTGACAAATTTATAGATTCCCTGTATGCTGCTCCTGTATATGACATGACTATAATTGAAGATTATCAGGAAAAGCAATCTGATACTGACATAGATATAGCAGAAGACACACTCAGCATCATTAATAAAGAAATTGATGCTTTAGAGAAAGTCAAAGATAAAACAAAATTGAAAGTGCTTATTAAAGATTTATATATGGAGAGCTTAACACTATGAGTGATATGAATACCGTACCACAACCAAACGATGAACCAGTTTTTAGACAAGAATTGTTTATACCAAGACAAAATGATGAAGTGAAGGCAAAAGAATATGATCAAAATGGTAATTTGATTAGAAAAAATCATAGTTATTTTATTGGTGCATATGATAAGGAATCTAGGAAATTTGTTGTCAAGGAACAACTAGAACGAACAAAAAGTTATATTTCTAAATCACCTATAAGTGGATATGGTGTTTTTGCAAAAGAAGATATAAAATCTGGAGAAATCATAGAAGAATGTCCAGTTGTTATTCTTGATGGAACTCATAGCAATAATACTGACTGGGTTCTAAATCGTTATGCATTTACTTGGGGCTGTTCTTGTGAAATTTGCAGAACAAATGGTCAAAGTATGTGTTTTCCTATGGGAAATGGAATGGTATATAATCACGCCGATTCGCCAAATGCATATTATATTCAAGATTCTTTTTATAGATTATTTAGATTCTATGCATTTAGAGATATCAAGAAAGATGAAGAGATTACTTGGTATTATGGTCCTGGATATTCGGAACGATTGAAGAATGAAAAGAAAATGACTGCTCCTGGAATTATTCCTGAAGGGATATTTCCTGAACTAAAGCCAGCTCCAAAAAGAAATGGATGTGGTTGTGGTGCTAAAACAAATCCAGTAGATGTCCCATCTGTTCCTGTAATTGTTGAAACTACAGAAGTAAAGTCAGCTGATGAATTATTATTCCGTTCTATGGTAGTACCAGAGAATATTCTTAATGATAAAGTTTAAAAAAGTAAGATTTAAAAATTTTGGTTCTTTTGGCAATAATTTCACTGAATTAAATCTCGATAAAAATCCAACAACTCTTATTTGTGGTAATAATGGAAGTGGAAAGTCTTTTGCATTTCTAGATTCTATTACATTTGCTCTTTTTGGAAAACCTTTCAGAAAGATAAATATCCCACAGATGGCAAATTCTATCAATAAGAAGCAATGTCTTGTTGAAATTGAATTTAGTAAAGGTGGAGATGAATATATTATTCGTCGGGGATTAAATCCAAAAATTTTTGAAATTCATAAAAATTCTGAGCTATTAAATCAAGATGCAAAAAACATAGATTATCAGAATGTTCTTGAGGAACAAATACTGAAGATGAACTATAAGACATTTACTCAAGTAGTAATTCTTGGTAGTTCATCGTTTGTTCCTTTTATGCAACTTTCTGCTGCTGATCGTCGTTCTGTTATTGAAAACATACTTGATATTAATGTATTCAGTGTAATGAATGTTCTTCTCAAAGGTAAATTGATGCAAGTCAAAGAAACTATTAGAGATTTGAATATCAAGATTGAAATTGAAAACAGTAAAATAACTTCTCAAAAAAATCTAATAGAGACATTAGAGAAGCGTTCTCAAGAAGATGTAGACGATGTTGGAAAAAAGATTGATTTGATTAACGAACAGATAGAAAAATATAATGAATCAATTCAAGTCATTGCAGACGAGATAAAGGTTCTATCTGATAAAATTTCTGATAAAGATAAGACAAAGGCTGCTATTGAAAAATACACAAAATTAAAAACAAAAATTGATATTAATTTTGCCAATCTTCAAAGTGAAATTATTTTCTTTAAAGGGAATACTAACTGTCCAACTTGTAAACAAGATTTAAAAATCGAAGATAAGCAGAAAGAAATAGATAAAAGAAAAGAAAAGGAAATAGAGTATATTGCTGCTATTTCTGAGTTGAATCAGTCATTGTTGGATATGACGGCTCGTAATAATGAGATTGAAAAAATATATAAAGATATTTCTAGCCTCAATACACAATTTTTAGTTTTGAATAATTCCAAGGACAATGCCAAAGAAACAATTTATTCATTGAATAAACAAACTAAAAGAATTGAAGAGCAACAAGATATACCTCAACAGAAGATCAAATTACAAACATATCAAGATAATGTATCTGCATATGCTAAAGTACGAACTGATCACAAGGATGAATATGAATATTATGAATATGCTTCTGAATTATTAAAAGATTCAGGTGTAAAGGCCAAAATTATTAAGTATTACTTGCCCTTTATGAATAAGTATATTAATAAGTTTTTAACTTCTATGGATTTCTTTACGCAATTTACATTAGATGAAGAATTCAATGAAGTTATAAAAAGTAGATATCGTGATGAATTCAGTTATATGAATTTTAGTGAAGGTGAAAAAATGCGTATAGATTTGGCATTACTTCTTGCTTGGAGAGAAATAGCAAGAGTTAAGAATAGTGTAAATTGTAATCTTTTAATTCTTGATGAAGTGTTTGACTCATCACTAGATTCACTTGGAATTGATGAACTAATGAAGCTGATAAATGTGGTCAGTGATAAATCTAATATTTTTATCATAAGTCACAAATCTGATCAATTAGTTGATAAATTTAGTAGTATCATTACTTTTGAAAAGAAGAATAATTTCAGTAAAGTTTTATAATGATTGATGAAATTAATCCTCCACCCGTTATTGTGGAACATGATGGAATATTTGTTGTTCGGGATGATATGATTGATGGTGGCTCTAAGTCTAGATTTATACAGTCTCTTATAAAGAATTCTACACATAGTGAATTTGTGTATGGATCATCACCCGCAACTGGATATGCTCAAATAAGTTTGGCCAAAGTTTGTAGTCATTATGGTAAAAAGGCGACTCTCTTCATGGCAAAGAGAAATTTAAGTAATTTACATCCTTATCAATTGACAGCAATACAATATGGTGCTAATATACAGTTTGTAGCAAATGGTATGCTTTCTGTTACAGAAAAACGAGCAAGAGATTATGTAGCAAAAGATAATATTAGTAGAAAGTATGTGCCAATTGGTTTTAATTGTCCAGAGGTTATTTTGGAGATATTAGATTTAGCAAAATCTCTTGCAATGACTCCAAAGGAAGTTTGGACTGTAGGCTCTAGCGGAACTCTAACACGAGGCCTTCAATTAGCGTGGCCTAATGCAGAATTTCATTGTGTATCGGTAGGTCATAAAATGGGACAGAAAGAATTAGGTATAGCAAAAATGTATAAGTGTGATATTCCTTTTGATAAATCAGTTAAATCTGAAGATGCTCCACCATTTCCTTCTGTCCCAACCTATGATGCCAAGGCATGGAAATTTATTAGACAATATGCAAAGCCTGGTGCTTTATTTTGGAATGTTGGCAAATGAAACAATTTTACGAAAAAAATGAATATATCTTAAATAGTAAAATCAATGTCTTCTTTGAAGACATTCTTTCTATGACGGATGCTGAATTTGAAACATGGGTGGTAGATATGCGTAAGGAAATTCTTCATGCATGGAATGTATATGGATGTCCCCCTCGAATAGGTAAGAATAGAGCAGATATCATTGATGAATTCAATAAGCTTGAAAGCTATCCAGTTCATACTTTTGAACATGTTGATGAACTGACTGGAAAGAATGATGTATTGATTAATAAATCTAGAATTGGTTCAGAAGTGGATCAATGGTTTGATACGATGTATAAGACTCGTATCAACTATAGTGAAAATGATACTGGATATTCCATTTATGATTTATTTGCAAATGATAAATATCTTCCCAGAATGATTAAAGGAACCAGGCGACATATTCGTCGTGATTCATTTTTTAACTATGCACATTCTGCAATAAAAAATGAAATTAAATTCTCTATAGTATCTGTGTCAAGTGGAGAAGAGTGGATGGAGTTGTTCTTTAATAATCCTAGCATCTTTGATGGATATGATCTAATGTTAGATGCACAGGATGATGATGATGGACTAAACAGTGGTTATTTTCAACTGGAAAGATCACAAATTTTGTCATTAACAAAAGACCAGTTTTTAAAATGGAAACCTAAACTGCAATATCGTCATTATTCTACTTTTGATTCCGAAAATATTACTGATGATAAAGTTTATAGAATAAGAGTATATAAGAAAGGTATTAAGATATTTCCTAAATGTTTTCCAACATTTAGAATTGGTTATATCCAACCAGCAGTGAATTTTCCGCCTTTAACGGCAAAATATCTTTATGAAAAATTTACCGAAAATATCAATCAACCAGAAATCATTATTTATGATCCTTCTGCTGGTTGGGGTGGTCGTATCCTTGGAGCTATGTCTGTTAGTGACGATAGAAATATATATTACATCGGAACTGACCCAAATATGGACAACTTTCCTATTGAGAGGTCTGTTCATGGTAAATATGGTTCTGTTGCCGATTTTTACAACACACAAACTTATAGAGGAAATTCCGTTTTTTCCTCGACAAATAGATATGAATTGTTCAAACTTGGTTCGGAAGTAATAGGAAATCAAAAAAACTTCAAGAAATATAAAGGTAAAATTGATTTAGTATTTACATCACCACCATATTTCAATAGAGAAGCTTATTCGGATGATGAAACTCAATCATATAAGAAATTTACTCAGTATAAAGATTGGATTGATGGATTTTTAAAACCAACACTAACAACCTGTGTTGAATATCTAAGAAAAGATAGATATCTATTATGGAATATAGCAGATATTCAAATTGGTGGAGAGTACTTGACTTTGGAACAAGATTCCTGTAAAATACTTGAAAGTTTGGGAATGAAATATGTTCAAACTCTAAAGATGGCTATGGAAGGAATGCCTGGTCAAAATAGACTAGATGAAAATGGTATCCCTAAGTGTAAAAATTACTGTAAAGTAAATGGTAATTATCTAAAATATGAGCCAGTTTATGTTTATTACAAATCCTAACATGTCGAAGAAAAAATATCAAATACAAGAACCTACTCCTAAGAATAGTCTTGATATAAAGGAATATGAAGCAGAATTATATGCAGCCTATTCCGCATATAAGTCGTTAAGTGGGAGCAGAGAACATAAAAAATGGATTTTGGAATATGCCAAATCTTTAAATAAAGATATTTCAATATACTCTAGAGGAAAAATAAAAGATTATAGTCCATATGGTATATGGGCTAGAATGATTGTTCGTGGAATTACCATTCCAGAAAAAGAAAAACAAGAATTAGATTCACTTCTAAAGCGACTTGAAGATAAAAATTTTGAATATGGTGAATCTAGGCAAAATGCGATTCTAGAGAGAAATAAAAACCATGATATTCAAATCGTGGATGTTCTTACAAATTTAAACATTTGTATAGACGGATTGTTGGAACATATTTTAAAGAAAAATAAGAATCAATTTAGTATTGATACTTCATTTTCCCGTGTAAATATTCCAAATACTGTATATTCTATTGTTATTAGAAATTTAACTGACAAGTTGAATGAGATGCATATGGCAAGAGATAAAAAAGATGAACAATTAGTTGAAGGTTATTCTTTTCTATCAAAATCACAGTTAAAAACCTATATCACCTATTTGGAAAAGGCTCTTGAATATTACGAAAGTAAAATTCAAGTCAACAAAAAATCTAGAAAACCAAGAAAGAAAAAGAATAAAACAGCAGAAGAAATAATTAAGTCAGTAAAATACTTAGAAAAGGATGAAACTGGTTCTATTATTTCTCTAAATCCAACAGGTGTTGTTGGTTCTTCTGCTATAGCTATTTTGAATACTAAATCAAAAAGTTTTATTCTTTATTATGCAAAAGATGGAGAAACTCTGTCCTTTAGGGGAACAACTATTCTAAATATAGGTGAAAGTAAGTGCAAAAAGATTAGAAATTATGAAAAACATATTTCAGATAAATCCTTAATATGTTCGACCTTTGCACATGCCATAAAGATATATTCTTCGTTGAAGACTAAAGAGAGTATCGCAAAAGATAGAATTAATGCCAATAGTATTATATTGGCAATCAAGAAATGAATTATACAGATAATATAAATTTCAAAGGTAAATTTAAAAAGTATGATCCAAATGGAAATTTGATGAAATATTCTATAGGAGATACAGTTGAATTCAATGGAAATTTATATACCGCAACAAAGCCAATAACGGCAATTCCTCCTACTACTGTGAATTCTGGATGGGAACTTTTATCTTCCACATCCAGTTTTTCTATTAGTGATTTTCCGCCAACCAATTCGACTTCTGATGGCGATAGATGGTATAATTCATCTACTGGCATTCTTTATACTAGAGTCAGTGATGACAGTGGATATCATTGGATTCAGTTATAACTTGACTTACAAAGATAATATGATATAATTTCTGTTATGATTCTCCTAGATAACAATCAAATAATTTTAGCAAATATGTTTCATTCCTTAAAAACGGAATCAGATATCAATGAAGATTTAATGCGACATCTTATATTGAATTCTTATAGATTGATTCGTAAAAACTTTACTGCCGAATATGGCGAGATTGTTATTTGTCATGATTCTTCTAAATCTTGGAGAAAAACTTATTTTCCAGAATATAAAGCAAATCGTGCAAAAACAAAAGAAAAATCAGAATACGATTGGGATAAAATCTATTGTATTTTGAACATAATTCGTGATGAAATATGTAATATTTTTCCATATAAAAATATGAAAGTTGAACGATGTGAAGCTGATGATATTATTGCCATACTTTCTAAACATTTTCATACAAAGGAAAAAATTGTAATTGTATCAAATGATAAAGATTTCCAACAATTACAAAAATATCCAAATATTAATCAATATAGTAATCTAAAAAGAGAAATGATTATATGCGAAAGTCCAGAAACATTTCTACTTGATCATATTCTTCGTGGCGACTCTAGTGATGGAATTCCAAATATTTTATCAGATGATGATTCTTTTGTGATGGATGATAAGCGTCAAAATAGATTAACTAAAAAAACTATTGATAATATCGTAAATGAATTATCAACCATAGAGACAAGTAAATATGCAAGAAATTGGGAAAGAAATCAAAATCTTATTGATTTTAATAAAATTCCCGATGATGTGGAAAGATCTATACTCGATGAATGGAATACACCAATGGTAGTAGCAGATAGGTCAAAGATTCTTCCCTATATGATTACTAAAAGATTAAAGAATTTGATAGAAAACATAGAGGAGTTTTAATTGAAGAAAGACGACAAAGAATATGATCGCCCAAAGGGTAGGCAAGACAAAGGAGCATATGATAAAGAAAAGAAATCAAACAAAAACAGAATGAAGAATAATCTACAACATTTTGTTGACAAGTATACTTCTGATTTGTATAATGATGAGTTCGAGAACGAAGATTTTGAATAAGGATTATTATGACTACTACCACCACATCGAAAACTATTACATTAAGTAAAAACACGCTTTCAATTTTGAAGAATTTTGCTTCTATGAATTCAAATATTCTCATTAAGCCTGGTAATGATATTAAAACTATTACACCCAGTAAGAATGCTATGGCAGAATCAAAGGTTGAAGAAACATTTGATATTGAATTTGGCATTTGGGATTTAAATAAATTTCTAGGTGTTATTAGTTTATTCTCTTCACCTAGTCTTGAATTTGATACTAAGTTTGTTACTATTAGTGGTTCAAATGGCTCTAGTGTTAAGTATTATTATTCTGAACCCCGACTACTAACTACACCGACTAAACAGGTTAATATGCCGAAATCTGTTGCTAGCATCAGTCTATCTGATAAAACTTTCAATGAATTGCAAAAGGCATCATCGGTTCTTCAACTTCCAGATATTCAGTTTGTTGGAAGTGGAAAAAAGATCATTGCAACAGTTCTAGATCTTGGTGATCCTACTACCAATTCATATAAGATTGAAGTTGGTGATAATCAAACTGGAGCAGAATTTCGCTTCAATTTCAAGATGGAAAACATTAGACTACTTCCTGGCAACTATGATGTTGAATTTGCCAAGAATGTTGTTGGTCAATTTACACATGAAACTCTAGATTTGACTTATTGGTTTGCAATGGAAAATACATCAACCTATAGTGCATAATATGAAAAATAATAAATTAGAATTTCTTTGGGTCGAGAGATATCGCCCACAGACAATTGATGATTGTATTCTTCCCATGTCCTTGAAAAAAACTTTCAAGGACATGGTGACTAAGGGGGAACCACAAAATCTTCTATTGTCTGGCACAGCTGGTACAGGAAAAACAACAGTAGCAAAGGCTCTTTGTAATGATATTGGTGTGGATCATATTGTTATTAATTGTTCAGAGAATGGTAACATTGATACTCTACGAACTGATATTAGACAATTTGCTAGTACAATTTCGTTGTCAGAATCTAAAAAAGCAGTAATTTTAGATGAGTTTGATTATTCAAATGCTCAGAGCATTCAACCCGCTCTTCGTGGTGCTATAGAAGAGTTTGCAAATAATTGCAGATTCATTATCACTTGCAACTATAAATCAAGAATTATTGAACCTATTCATTCTCGTTGTACTTGTATTGATTTTTCTATTCCTGTTGCTGAAAAGCCAGGAATAGCATCCAAGATGCTAGATAGATGTGTGTATATATTAAATGAAGAAGGTATAAAGCACGATAAGAAGGTTTTGGGTCAGCTTATTCTGAAGCATTTTCCTGACTTTAGACGCATTCTGAATGAACTACAGCGTTATGGGGTGTCTGGAACAATAGATGAGGGTATATTGTCTAATTTCAGTGAAATTGAAATTAAAAATCTAATGGCTTCCATGAAGGCTAAAGATTTTTCTGGAGTACGAAAATGGGTAGTATCTAATATGGATGCTTCTCAGACGGAGATATTTCGTAAAATATATGACAATTTATATGATAATATCTCACCTTCCAGTATTCCTGAATCTGTGCTAGTTTTAGCAGATTATCAGTATAAATCAGCATTTGTTGCAGATCAGGAGATCAATATGGTTGCCTGTTTAGTTGAACTCATGATGAGGTGTGAATTTAAATGATCGAGTTGAAAGATTGGTTAAATTCAATAAATCAGAAAAAATCAAATATAATAATGGAAGATCCCCTCAATGAGAAATCTTATCTTCCATTTATAGTAAATAAATGTTTATCATATTTTCCTGATACTCTGTTTCATTCTAATAAAATGAATACTATTTCTTATGTAAATAAGAAAATGCAGTACGATTATCTATTAAATAAGATTACAAAGAAATCTAGATTTAGTAAATGGCACAAAGAAGAAGAAAATAGTAGAATTGCTATAATTAAACAGTATTATGGATATTCTACCGAAAAAGCTAAACAGGTTTCTAACTTGTTTACCAAGGAACAAGAGGATATAATGAAACAGGCACTTCAAATAGGCGGTCAAAAATCCATAAAACATAAATAATATTATGTTTTATGGAGAAAAAAATGGAAGATGATATTTTTGAGGGTTTGGGCGTGGAAATTTTGTTAAAGACAAAAGAAGATTTCTTAAAAGTTAAAGAAACCTTGACAAGATTGGGAGTTTCTTCTAAAAAAGAGAAGAAGCTATATCAATCTTGTCATATTTTACATAAACGAGGTAGATATGCCATTATGCATTTCAAAGAAATGTTTATATTGGATGATCTAGAAAACAATATAACTCGTGAAGATTTGCAAAGAAGAAATACAATAGTTAAATTATTGGTTGATTGGGGATTGGTAGAAGCAATAGATTCGGATAGATATTCTGATCAAATCAGTCTTGCTAGAATTAAAATTCTACCCCACAAGGAAAAATGTGAATGGGAATTGATACCTAAATACCATGTAGGTAAGTAGTATTGGAGATTTTTTATTATGAACAAAATGCAAGCGTTTGGTGCTGGTTTTCCTTTAGAATTTTCATCTTGCTCAAATATAAAGCCAAAGTTATTTGAGTGGTCAGCAGACTCACAAGATATTCGTGTTTTTATTGATTCTGCCATTCCAACTGGATTGACTGTTGGTAAGAATAAATCAACAGATAAGAAAATAGCTTGGGTATGTGAATCTAGAGCTATTTTTCATTTAATGTATCCAAAAGATATGTGGGAAAAGAATCTTTCGATCCTGTGTGAGTCTTATGATGAAATTTATGTAACTGATCGACAATGGTGTTCTCATTCTGATAAGATAAAATTTGCCTTTGCGGGTAGCAATCTACCTTGGATTCCCATTGTGGATAAAATACCAGAGAAGACTAAATTGGTTTCTATGGTTGCATCTCCCAAGAAGATGACCTTTGGCCACCATATTCGCCATATTATGGCTGAAAAATATAAAAATAATATTGATTTATATGGTGGTGCATCTGGTTCTCCTCGTGTAGGTTTTGGTCAACAACCTTGGCCAGACAAGACGGAGACACTTCTTCCATATATGTTTCACATCGTAATAGAGAATGATAAGTATGAAACTTACTTCACCGAAAAGATAACTGATTGTTTTGCATCTGGAACTATTCCTGTATATTGGGGAGCACCTGATATTGGTAAGTATTTCAATATGAATGGTATAATTCAGCTTACACCAGAATTTGATATTTCTGCATTAACGCCTGAATTATATTATTCTAAATTAGCAGCAGTCAATGATAATCTAAATAGGGTCAGAAATCTAGAAACAGCAGATGATATTCTGTATAGACTTATTACTAAGCAATGATCGTTCTTGCACACATAAATGCAAAAGGTAATGCTGGTTATGATAAACAAATTTCATTCCTTCAATGGTCGATGAAAAAATATAAAATACCTGCACAACTCATAGTAGTTTATGGAGAAGCTAAAAACGAGTATGCTATATTGAAACGAAAGAGCGAGTCTAATAGATTATATGCTATTTCTGATTATATCAAAAAAAGAAATCTGTTGAAAGAAGATATAATGATATTAGATCCTGACACTATATTTGTAAAATCAATGGATCAAAGTAAATATAGTCTATCAGAAGGAACTATAAGAACTCAAGAATATAGTCGTTATATTGATATGTTTCCAGAACATAAAGGTATAGCAGAGAGTGTATTCGGAACAAACATTAAATCAGCAGTATGTCCATTTATAGGAAAAGGAAAAACCATATCAGATTTATTCGATTATAGTCTATATGCTCTGATGGGTTATTATAGTAAAAATTTAAAATCACAATGGGAATCTGGAATGTATGCTATTGGTGCAGCAATGGTTAAAGGAAATTTTAATATAATTGCTGAAAATTTTTGGCCAGTTGCTAATTTTCATGAAAGTGATTTCAAGGAAAATGGTTATGATGGTATTCATTACGGATTTGAGATTCAATTAAAGAATAAAAAGTCATTTAAAAAATGGGATTCTTTTTCTTCATTTGACTCAGAACCTATTGATAATAAACAACATGTTTCGTGTAAATTTATAGAACATTTGAAGGAATTTGAAAAGAGCAGAATATGAAAACAGAATTGATTTCTTTTTATTCGGATATAGATGATAACACTTATTATAGTGATCATGCAAAGCGTCTTAAGGTACAATGTGATTCATTGAATATTCCAACTGATTTTAGGCATTTAGATTCATTAAATGATTATCGTCTTAATTGTTTGAGGAAACCAAAATTCATTCTATCAGTACTAGAAGAAAAGAAAAAACCAATTGTATGGATGGATATTGATACAGAAATTCATAAAGAATTGGTAGTATTTGATACTATTGTTGAAGGTCCTGGTGATATTGGATTTGCATATACTGCAATGAATAGAGAACAACTTAATCCTCTTGCACCAAAGGCTTCTCCAATTTTTCTTAAGTATAATGAAATTGTGCTTGAGTTTATGAATATGTGGATAGATGAATGTCAGAAAAGTATTGATAGAAATGAAACATTTTTTGATCATGAAATTCTTCTTTTTAGAGTTTTGCCATTTATGCAAAAGAAAATTAAAATTGCATGTCTACCAATTGAATATTGCGTCTGGCCTGGTAGATGTCCGTCTGGAATTGAACCATACATAACTATGGGAATTGCTGGTGGAAAGTCGAAAGAAGATAATCTCAGAAAACTATCTACGATTACCAATATGAGTGAACATGATATACTTTTTAATTTGAATAAGGTTTAATATGAAATATAAAGCGACTATTAGAAATGCAGATTATTTTGGTTTTGATCCCATTGAGTTTGATTTTCCCTGTACCATTGATTTTACTAGATTTGGTAATACAGTTACTCCAGTTACAAACATATTAATAAGTACACATGTTGAATTTGATGACATGAGTACTTATAAAGTATTCGTATGTTCAAATGAACCATCTACTTCTATCAATAGAGAACATAATAGATCAATTATTCTCAATGCATTTCAATATGATATGATATTAACTACTGAGGAAGAAGTAATAGATCAATGTGACAATGCATATTTCTTTCCTTATGGTGGAACATGGCTGAATAAAAAGAAAGATAGACATCCAGACTCTCTTGGTGAGTTTGATGAATCTATATTAGATCAAGTCAAAGATAAACAGTTTAATGTTTCTTTTCTGACCACAAGTCATTTGGGTAAATCTGGATATACTCTTCGTCAGCAAATTTGGAATAATAAAGATAAAATTAAAGTTCCTACTTTATTCTATTCTAGTACACGATTTAAAACTAATTCTAATTCTTTTGTAGGTATGGGAAAGTTTTCTGACACCTTACACGATGGACTTTTACCCAATGATGATAAGATTAATTTATTTAAATCACAATTCAGCATTGCAGTAGAAAGTAGCAGAGAAAATTC